GTTAACAAACAGCGGTAATAGCTGACCATCTTGTCTCTGAACAAATAATTTAAATGCTTTCTTAACATTTGTAGGATTTTTTTCACTAAGTTTAATTATAGGTTTTGGATCACCAGTAAGTTGGTCTGATAAACTTGTTACAGAATTCATCCTATCATCTTGATCTTGCATTACTTTTTGTGGGTCTCTAGCTCTTCTACCTATTTGCTTTGCTTCATCAGTAGTACCAATGTTTTCAAAAATCTGATCTACTTCTGTAAAGCCTGCATCTTCATGAGCGCCAAAGATAGACTTAATAAACTTAGTAATCTTATCAAAGATTGACTTAGGTTTAGCAACAACTTTAATCTTGCCATCTACATAATCTCTGTACATTTCAGCTTGCGCTTCTTCTATTTGAGCTTCTGCAGTAAGATCAGGATTCATCTTTATAGCTCTATCTAAATATGTATATTGTCTATTAACTGGCTTACCATTTTCTATTACAACATACTTGCGTTTAGACACCGCATCGGTTAGAGCCTTTAGTTCAGACGCATTAAATAAACCCATATTCTTTAATGCATGAATAATTTCATGATTTAAAACACTACCTATTTTAGATTCTAATTCTGTGTCAGATAAATTAGGGTCATATATTTCCATAGCTAATGCTATAGTTTTCTTGCCATTTTCTGTTGCAAAATAACCTTCGTATATCTGCCCACCTTCTATTGCTTCTTGAGGAGTTTGTTGTGCATCTCCAGTAATAATGTTTTCTTGTCTTAATACTATGTCACTTAATCCAATAGCCTTTAATCTATTAGATAGATTCTTCATAACAGTATCACGCTTACCTAAATACTCTGGAGTGTTCTGTACCTTATCAGCTACATCAAAACTCTTCTTAGCATTAAAATCAGGTATAATGCTACTGGCTTTTACAGGATTATCTATAGATACCCTGCTATCTTTCACACCTTTTACATCAGTAGTGCCATATTTTTTTGCAATGTATCTACCTGCTTCTGATTCAAGAGATATTGCTTCTCTTACTACTTGATCATACTGTTTTGCAAGTTGCACTTTTCTCTGTCTATTTGTTTCTGCAACAACAGGATCAGCATCTAGGGAGGGAATAGGAGGAAGCTTGCTTGTTTCTTCATCTATAACTTTATTTTGCTCAAGAAGACTTTCTGCTTTTTGTTTTAATGCATTAGCTCTAGTTTTATAAGTATCTAAATCATCTTGAACAACATTATATTTGTTCTTACCTACCGTTTTTATTTCACCTTCCTTAACCATCTGTTGAATAATGTCATCAACTTCTGCTTTAGGAATCTTTTTGCCTTCTTCTTTAACGGCATTTCTAATAATAACAGGATTAACTTTACCAGATTTCTTAACAGCATCTAATGCTTTGCTGTATTTTGTATAAAAAGGTAACTCAGCCGCACTAATTTTAGTTTTATCAACAGGCTTTTGATCTTCGGTTTGTAGATTAGCCGCATCAGGGTCGTCTTGCACCTCTGTAGGTGCAGTGCTTGGGGCAGGAAGACCTTTTGTATTAAGAAAATTGTCTGCATTTTTAAGTTGTTGTACAGTTTTCTGACCTTCTAAAGCTTGATCTCTATTTAATTCTTCATCTTTAGTAAGCTTTTTATCTTTACTACCAGATACAATGGTCCCTGTAGATGACACGGTGCCACCAATAAGCGCAGCCGCTGCAGCAACCTCTTTGTACTCATCCATAGCTTCTTTGTTTGTAAGATTCTTTCCAGCCTGTAAGCGCTCTAATACTTGTTGACCAATCTCTGTAGGAACTTCTGTAATAATACCTTTACCGGCACCTACTGCGCCTCTTTTACCAATTTCTTTTATTCCGGATTTTATACCTCGTGTAAATAATCCTCCGCCATTTATTAACTTGCCAGTGAAACCACCAACTAAAAATCTATCTGCAATTAAATCTAATACAGATTGAGGTATAGCAGTTAGCGCTGCAGCTCCCTCTGAAATTTCTATTCTATTACCAGCTTCAACTTCTTCTTTTTGTGCCTCTCTGTTAGAGCCATAGAAAAATGGTAAGTTAGCTGCTAGGCCACCTATTATAGCCCCCACTGCAATACCGCCCGGCCCAGCCATAGCACCTATCTTTGCGCCTGCAGCAGAACCTGCTAATGTACTTCCTAATTGTGGAACTTGTGAGCCTAGTGTAGCACCCGCATAATCAAAGAAGCTTCCTACGTCTTTTATATCATCTAATTGTCTGGCTTTACTTTGACTAGCTTCTAGTTCTTTTCTATTGTTCTCAACAACAGATGCGCCATAGTTTTTAAGAAAATCTAAACCTGTACTTTCCCCAACACCTTCAACTGCAGAACCATACATTTGCTGTATAGTATCTATGCCTCTTCCTATATTTGATGTAAACAAATTGCCATCATCTTGTTCTACTGCTTCTGAAGATAAGCCTTCTTCTTCTGCTAAAATAGAATTAATTCTAGCCATTTCTGTTTGTGTGGGAGTGTCACCGTCTATAGTGAAAGGATAAGATTTACCAGTTACGCGACTAAATGTTGTATATGAACCCATTTGTTAACCTTAACTTTTAGTATTAGCGCTATCACTTACATTTCTACTTAATCTGCCATAACCAGCTGAAGGCATTAAAGATTCTTTTTGAAACTCTAACTGTGCTATTTTATTTCTAATTTCTTTCATTTTTGCATCATCATACTGAAAAGTTTCTGAACCTTTTTCTAATCTAGCAATGTTAGCATCAATACCATTGATAGCAGATATAGCATCTTTTTGTGTAAGACCAGATTTCTTAGCTGATTTTAATTTAACTCTAGCATTGAGTATATCATTTAAACCTTCTTCATATCTTTTATTTGCTGCGTTAAAAGCATCAAGACCTTTCATGCCACCTTCACCTATAGCACCAGCCAATGTTGGTTTGTCTGATGCTAATATACCTAATCCAGCTTGAGCTAAAGCCATATATTTATCAAAATTTCTATCTTTATCTAAGCCTGCTTGTCTTTTTACAAGCTCTTCTTCTAGTGTTAAAGGTTTTGTAGTATTAGTGTTTTCACTTACAGTATTATCTTGTATAATTCCAGTTATAGTTTCTTCTTCTTTTTTTGGCTCTGCTTTTTTTTCTTCTTCTTTTTGCTCTAAATCATCTAAAGTTGCATCGGTAGAAGGACTTGATAATACTGGTCCTATTCCTAAAGGATTATTTTCTTGTATTCTACCTTCTATAACCTCTTTGTCTGGTTGCAAAAAATTTAATATACTAGACCCAAATTTAGATAAATAACTTTCTTGATCAGGCAATCCATCCTGCGCTCTTATAACACCGCCTTCTGCCATAGCTTGAGGCTCTACAGCTGGTGATTTTTTATTAAAGATGTCTGCAAAAGCACCTAATCCTGTCATTGTTGAGTCAGGTCTGCCGTATGTTTTTCTACCGGGTCTTTGCGGGCCCTTGCCACCAAAGCCTAAAGGTTGCCCTCCCATAACTGAACCTGTGTTAAAAGGTGATCCACCAAAACCATTAAGAGGTCTATTAGGAAAAGGCATAGGTTGCGTAGGCATTGTTGTTACTTGTGTCGGTATAGCTGGTCTTGGCTGCATAATATTTGAATTCATTTTACCCATATTTTGCGCTACTGTACCTAACATTTCTTGATTGCGACTAACGCTTTCTGCTATTCCTTCTAGCAATCCTCCTTCAGCATATCTTTCTACTTCTCCTCCAGACCTCATAGACTTAGGCATCATAGAGCCAATGCCCTCAGAATCTGCGCTTGCTGGAGCCATAGCTTCTGGCATACCCATCATACCTGATTGAGGCACACCTGCTGATGCTACGGCTTCTTCTGCTACTGTAGGTTGGTTTTGTGCTTGTCTAGCTTCTAAGTCACCTTTAACTCTTTTTCTTCTGTTTAGCTCAGATAAAACAAGAAACTGTGGTGTAGTTCCACTAGGTTGTTGCATTTCTTTTACAAGTTGATCTTGAGAGAAGTTTTTTAAATCATCTTGAACTTGTAATAGATTCATCATTATCCTGTTATCCCTTTATATAAACCAAGACCAGCTATACCTGTTCCTAATAAGTCTTGGAAAGGGTCTCTGTTTTGTAGCTTGGTTGTCTCTGTAGACGGTTGAACTGGAACACCTCTTAATATTGAAGATAAGAATGTAAGGTCTTCTCTTGGCATATCTCTTTGCCTTACAAAGTCTTCATATGACAAGTCTAGTCCTGCTTGCTCTCTAGCCATTCTATCTTTTGATATCTTTTCTAGTAATTGAGCTGACTCTATATCACCTGCTCTTGCCTTTTCACCGAGTGCAGCAAGCTGCGCTGATTGACCAGACAAGCTTTCTGCGGCAGATAAACCCATTTTTTCTGCTTGCGCTCTAGCATCTCTGTCTGCTCCAAACTGTTGTTGAGCCTGCTCAAATGCTTTTTGCTGACCTGTAGCTTGTATTTCTGCAAGTTGTCTTTGTAAACCTTCACCTGCTAATGCTTGTTGAACACCTTGTCTAGAGCCACCAAATGCACCAGCTTGATTAGCCGCAAAGTTACGATCAGCTTGGCCTCTGTTAAAATCTAATACAGCTTGATTTTTTTGTACGTCTAATACGTTTTGTAAATATGGAGACATATATTTTTGAGCTTGTGCAGAATCAAAATCTTGAGATTGATATCCCATACCAGATAAAGCTCTGTTCATACCAGCAGATGTACCCGCTTGAGCAGTGTCTAATCCAGCTATACCACCTTCTGCGGCTGCTCTTGCCATCTCTCTTGATCTTGCAGTATCTGTGTTCTCATCAGCAAGTCTTTGTCCTTCATATGGAGTGTATTCACGCTTAGACTCAGCTTCAGCCCTTTTCATCATGTCAATGGCATATGGCTCAAAGTATTTAGGTAAATTACTTTGTACTATATTTTGCTCTGTTTGTTGTGGCGGCGCCTTAGAACCTTTACCCATTATCTATCTCCATTTTGTAAGCAATATAATCTGGCTCCCAGTTATATCTTTTTAATACTCTACCCCATGCTTTTCTACCATAACCCTCTAAAGCACAACAGTCACAGTCTGTAGCAAATTTTGTTAATTTTTCCATAGCAAGTGGCATCCATTCAGCCATTCTATTGCCACCTATCCAATCCATAGCTAAAGATTTCTTGTTAGGATATGCAATTACTCTTGTTGTTATACCAGCTACCACCTTGTTTCCTTCTAATTCTTTGTCTATAGCAAGCCATAAACTATAAGTGCCATTCTCTATATCACGGTAAATATCATCTATGTGAAACTTACCATTACTTGTAGCAACTGCCTTTGCAAGCATCGAAGCTACATCCTGCCAAACAACGTCTAGAGCTTCTCTAGGTATTGCCGTAAAGATCATGCAGGTAACATCATCTCGTCAGGTATTGCAGGTGGCTGTGTAGTTCCACCAGTTCTTAATTCTCTAACTCTATCCATCATATCTTCTAACTTATTAGAGCCTGCATCAGATGAGCCGTTTCCTATACCACTAACAACATCAGCAGGAACAACAAATTCCCCGTCACTAAGTAAAACATCTTGATCACCTTCCATAGTAGCTGGAACCATGTCTGCCATACCGTCACCAGCACCTTCTATCTTACCATCTCCTTCTTGCGGACCAGCTGGAATGTCACCAGATTGAACTCTTGCTACAAGGTCTTGTAAGGCCTCTTGACCAAATTGTGATACAAACTGTGCTAGTATTACTTTTTGTTGATCAGGGTCGCTTATTTCGCCTTGTATAACGTCTATAGCGCCACTTATTAACTCTTTGTCATTCATGCCGTCTTCAGTCATACCACCAAGACCCATGTCCATAGGAGCCATGCCCTCATCTTCTAATGGGCCACCTTCTGCAAAGTTCTTTGCAATTCTATAATCAAATTCACCTTTTTTGCCACCATCATAACCCATCTCAGGAAAGACTGACGTATTCTTAATAGGCATACCTCTTGGCATTACAGGATCATCTTCTGGTTTTTTATATTCTGGCATTTGCATTGAGCTTGCTGCTAAACCACCAAGACCTGTTCCTATTGCCTCTGGTCTAGTTAAGCCTTCCATTAACTTGCTTCCAATGCCTTGTGTTCCTGCTATATTAGCTGGTAATTGTTGATGTAGAGCTGAATCAAATCCGGGACCAAATGGAGACATAGACGAACTTACATCTGAAAGGCCACCATATCCGGGCATTGTGCCTCCAGCAATATTTTCTCCACCAGCAATTCCACCCATTTTACCACCAAGAAAACCACCAAGTCCACCAAGAGCTGCACTTTGTAACGCATCTTGTCCGCTACCACCTTGTAATAACGTTCCTATTCCCGTTCCTAAAGCAGATGCCATAAAGGCAGGCATAACAGTTGCTGGTATTAATGAGGATGCTGCCATCCCTAAGATTGCTGGTAACATATTACGCTCCTACTGCTTTCATTCTGCTTATTAATCTTTCTGCTCTATTAGGCACTTGCACTCTCCATTTTGAGTCATGCATCTCTTTTGATGCAGATTCCCAATCACCTTTATTTACAGCCAGTTTCAGTTTACTAAACTTTGAGAGTCTTGTGTACCCCAAATTATACATCATATTGCATAATATTAATTTTACTTCTTCTGGTAGCTTATAAAAATCTTTATATAATTTTTCACAATCTTCTATTGTTCCTAATATATCATCATTAAAACAGCTGTTTATACGCTTCCTGCTTACTGCTGTACCAACAGGCATACCATATTCTGGGTCTGTCTTTTTTACAAGGTGACCTATTCCAAAAGTTGGTAATTTTAAATGATCGAGGTATATTTCAGATACATTACCCTCGTCTGCTTCTATCTCTTCTCTTAATTGTTCTATATCCAAGATTATCTCCCTTGTCTTTTTCTTAAACAGTTTACATGTTTGTAATAAAAATAATTACCTATTTTGTTAAAAAACTTTGATAACGTAAGCCAATGCCACAACATTATTTAGTTAATCCTTTTTGCTTTTCATATGTCCTAAGTGTTCCCAAACCAAGCATCCCCATCAAAACCGTCATAAGTGAACCCATATCAAAACTTGGCAGTTCTTGTATAACCACGTCTAAATAAGCACACACAAACATAGTAACGGGCGCAAGCACGAAATGCCAACATAGGGCAATACCACATGTCCAACCAAGAAAGGGGCGCCATCCGGCAACAAAAATAGATTTATGTTTCGCTT